CTGCATTTTTTATAGAAAGGATTTTTAAATGAGAACAGTAACCAATTCACAAATATTAGATAAACTCGAATCATTAGAAGACAGAATCGCCAAGCTTGAAGAAGCTATTAACAAAGGCAAAGGCGCTATTACATTTATAGCATGGCTAGGTGGTATAGCTGCAATAGTAGGGGGCTATTTCTACAACTCATGATACCTATGGAGCTACTCAGCATGCTAGCTAGCACAATCCTAGGCGGGGTGTTATCTATCATGGCTCAAAAATCTCAAGCAGAAGCTGATAAACAAAAGATGTTTATGCAACGAGCAGAATTTTCAGCCAAACAAATTGACAAAGCTAGAAATGTTACAGATCAATTTACAAAAAATACCAGACGTTGGATAGCCCTTATAGCAGTAGTGTCTATATTAGTTATACCCAAACTTGCACCATTTATAAATCCTGATTTAACAATTTATGTTGGTTATACAGAAGAAGTTATGCAAGGTTGGTGGATATTTGCGTCAAGCACAGACATGACACAATGGAAACCAATGACAGGTGCATTGGTTATTACGCCATTAGACACTCATGTTGTCTCATCAATTATCGGTTTATACTTCGGCGGAAGTTTAGTACGTAAATGAAACAATGGATAGATCAAAAATAAAACCCGCTTTAATTATAGTCGCTATACTTATTCTATTACTAGGTATAGAATCCAGTCTTAGTGATGTTACTTCCTCTGGGGCGACTACAAATTCTCAAACATCGACTTCTGGAAGTCAAACTGCAATCACCGGAGGGTACAATTCAGATGTTACAACGACCTATTCAAGTGGAAGTTCCAATACCACAAATAACACAACCAGCAATTCTACAAGCAACGAAGCAAAATCCAATCCAGTTTCTATGTCGTCGGCGCCGTCGATGAGTTCTTATGGTCAGGATAGTTGCCTTATACCTCTTGCTGCGGGTGTAAGCGTCATGACTATATCTGCTACAGCTGGGTCCTATATTGTGGATAAAAATTGTGAACGTCGCAAAGCTACTTCGGTACTAGCAAAACTTGGCATGAAAGTCGCTGCCATATCATTGATGTGCCAAGATGAAAACGTCTGGAATGCTATGAAATCTGCTGGTTCAGTCTGCCCAATTGACGGACTTATTTCTGAACAAGCAGAAAAACGCTGGGAAGAAGTAGGTGGATTCCATAGAACAAAAGAATATGCACACAAAGGAAGTTCAAGCAAAGAAACTAATGACAAGGTAGAACAATACAGAAAGTATAAAGAGAGTTTAAATGAAGACCATAGCAATCATAATCATGACTAGCGTTATTGTTTCATGTGCAAGTAAAACTATAGAGTTAAGACCTATACAAATATATGGTAGCAACGAACAAAGCGTACCAACACCAGTATACGAGTAATGGATTTAGACAGATTAAATATTTTTCTTTTAGTAATGTTAATTGTTAGCACACTAGCTAATGCAGAAACTACAAACAATTTATTACCACAACAGTTTTTTAATAATAACTCTAATCACAATGAGTGGACGTGTAATGACCCATCTCATAATCATGGCAACAGTATTGTCGCAGCACATCATGGTGACAGCATTGAAAGAGATGTAAGTTTATCTGAGTATTTAACTGAAGATCAAATACAATATGGCTGGTCATCTACACTAGGCGCAGACATATGGCATTGGAATAACTTGTCTAGTGAAACAGACATGATTCAAACCATTACAGCTAGTGACGGTACAGTTACAACACAAAAAAGAACAGTAGCGTTTAGCCAAATCACGCCCTATCAAACGTATACATCTACCTACATAGAGGGTATGAACGTAAATACAAATTATAACATCAACGTTAAGTTTGACTTTAGAGAAAGTTCACAATCGCAATATCATAGAGCAGTAGATTTAAAAAACCCTACCCTTGTCATAGACTATGAACCTAATCCTATATTTTTAAGCACAGAACAAGAGACAGATATAGCTACGGCAGTAGAGTTTGTAGAAGAAGCTACTGATATAGAGTTAATAGAGTTTGAACCAGAAGAATACAGCTTTGAACTATATGAAACTCCTGAAATAATTTTAACAACTATTGAAGAAATATATATTGAACCATTAGCAACAGTAGAAGAAATTAATACAGGCGTTATAGATGTTTTTAATGTACCACTAGCAACAGAACAGTTTTCAGAATTAACAGAACTTCCAACTATAGAACAGTTTGAAGAACTACCAGAAATAGAAATGGAGATAGCATATGACAGTCAAGAGAACTTCACGGAAATCCCAACAGAAATCCAAATCGACGAAACGTTTATTGAAACAAGAGAAAACTTTGAAGCTCAAACAACCCTTATCGAAGACTACTTCTCAGAAGAAGTCGCCAGTAATGAAACAATCGACACCTCAATTGATGAAACAATCATCGAACCAGAGCCAGAAGAAATCGTTGAACGACCAGCAGACAACGAAACCACAATTGTCAACGACGACACCACTTCCGTTGTTGAAGAAATTTCAAATGAAGATCAAAATTCATCTGGACAACCTGAAGCAGAAACTCTTATCGTATCTGAAGAAATAGATAGTGAACGTAATGAAGTTGACGGAGAAAGAGAAGCAACAGCAGATAGAGATTCAGATGTTGGAAATGAAACTACTGCTGGAGCAGAAGAAAATATCGAAAGCGGAAATCAAGAGGTGGAAGAAAGCAGGAATGAAACAGTTTCTGGAGGAAGTAATAGAGTTGTTACGATAGAAGAAATAAGAAAAAAGGTAAATGAAACAATAAAAAGGGTAGACCAGAGGTTAGTTGCTACGTCAATTATCGTGGCAAAAACTATGCAAACTAACCACAACCTTGACAATTACTCTAATGTAAACAAGAATATATTTAATGAACAATTGCAGATAGACGGTGGAGAATACTTTGAAACCAGAAACTATATTGATACTAGAGATATATATGCAGACATTTCTTATGGCGATCAAGACGTCGTACAGAGATATCAAGAGAAAGTTCAAGAAGCTACTGACGAAAGGATAAGAGCAGAAGAACATTTAAGGAGAATACGTGGATATTAAAACAATAGCAGGAATCGTAGGTTTAGTTATAACTATCGGTTCACTTTTTGTATTTCAAGGTCAGTTAATACAAAGGATTGATGTACTTGAAGCTAAATCTGCGCCGGACATTAAACCTCTGGAACAGGATATAGCTATCAACAAAGCAGAAATAGCAGTATTGAAAGCTAAAGTAGATGAAATTAAAGCTAGGTCAGATAACCCTTTAAGATAAAATTTGATTTTTACTTTTCAAAAATAGTCCAGTCAACGACGTCGCCTGTCTCTTGCTCATACCATTTCAATAGTTCTAATTCAGAGCAAAACATTTTCTCGAAACTACGCCTACCCATACCATGGAAACCTGTATTACCCCTATGGTGTTCGGTACATAGTGGTATACATTTCACATTACGCTGAGACATACCCATAGAAGCCCTTAAATGGTGTATTTCTGTCCTTGTTTTCTGCGTTAGACCATAACGCCTACAGACTACACAACCATACTCTGATTGGCGTCTGTAAACGTTTTGCATTTCTTTCTTTTTATTCAACTTTTTCTAGATTTCTTACACTAAAGTCTTTGTTTTTTGCTAGAAAACCATAATGACACAATCTATCTATAACAATTTGTGCCTGACTTCTGTATCTAAAATCCATATGCTTGGCTACTTCAAGTACTGTTGGACTAAAACCATGCTTGTCAATGTATTCATTAACAAACAGCAATACTTTGTTTTGATTTTCCGTAAGCCATTTTCCATTAATTTCTATCATTAGAACGGTGGCTCCTCTCCATTGAATACTTCATTGACACTCTCAGTAACTTGTTTGACTTCTTTAGTTTGATCTTTCGGACCAAAATCTATTTCAATTACCTTGACAGTCAATACGTTATTACCCTCTTTGTCTTGCCAGATACTAGGTGTTCCGTCTATTACAAGTTTCTTACCCTTGTTAGATTCGCCCTCCAGATAAGGTCTGATTCTATCAAGTCTATTACCTTGTTTGTTGTCCCACATTTGACAATTAAACCATGAGGGTTTCTCTTCTTTAGCACTACTGTCCCATTGATTGACTGCAATACTAAACTTTAGATAACCAGTACCTGATTTAGTTTCTTTAAACTCGGCACCCTTGCCCATGTTTCCACTCAATATTATTTTAGCGTAGCTCATTTACTTTCCTCCTTTTTTACTACATTTAATGCAACATGTTGAAAGCATTCATCATTCAATTTTGTCAATAAACAATCAATTAAATTATCTGCGTTTACATAATGATTATCGTATACGTCTACATCTTCAACATACACATGATATGAAGTTTTACTTTCTAGATGAACAATGGTCAACATTGGTTCATTGTCCCATTCGGTTTCTAGTCTTTCTAATTCTTCTATATAAACTGTATCGTATGTAAAGTGTGCGTCTACAATAGCCCAATCTTCATCTCTGTATTTAAAGTTTATTAGATATGATTGGTTTTTATAGTTACTGTTTTGTATTGTTATACTTTTACTTATCTTCATTTTTTCTCCTGTTGTTCAATTAGTTTTTCTTTTCTTTTTTCTGCATAATCTATGTAATGTTCTTTTTCTTTTTCGCCTAAGTATTTGCAGAACCATATTTTTTGTTGTCCGTCATTGCTGAATTTCATGAAGTTTTTATCGCTCATAACTTCCGTAGCAGTAAGTACACTCATTAGACCAAGAGGAAACTCATCTCTCCAGAGAGCGTGGTCTTTATCTTCTACCCCATAAACTTCATCTCCAGAAGCATACTCTCCACCAGCTAATCCCATAGAAGCTAATGCTCTACCTATTGCTGATGTTTCGCAGTTTTCTAATGCTGATGTTTTATTTACAGGTCCGTTGTCTTTATGCTCATAAGCAAGACCACTACCAACGATTCTACCCTCTGAGTTTTTGACATAACAACCAACAGCCACCATGTTTTCGCCAGTTAGTTCTGAGATTACTCTGGTTTCAATACCATATTCCCAACCAAATGATTTTCTAAAAGTTGCTATTCTATCGACAACCATAGAATATTTCTTTCCACGAAAGTCAACGCCACTACTTTTTCTTTTTGCGTCTACTTGATCTATCAGTTGAATGACTTGTTCAAGTATGATATTTTCAATATTTTGATTACTCATATTATTATACTCCTAACATTTATTTATCAATAGTTATCACTATTGAGTTTCTTTTGTTTCTAGTAGCTGATATACCATGACCAGTTACTTTCCTTACATCGTTTTCAATCATAGACTTTAGCTCATCATTGAGTTCTTTTGTTTTTCTGTACTCTGGTGTGCTAAGTTCTACTTCTTTTACACGCTGCTTACATTTTTTATATTCTCTAGCTACTGATTCCCATTGTTTATTTTCTGTATAGTCAATAGTTCTCATGCCATTTAATATAATATTTTTTGGTGTCTTGTCATCAAAGATATCAAACCCTGTTGGGTCTTCATCTTTTTCTACGTAGTACCAAAAAGCTTTTTCTCTTTTGTAAAGCTCATTACAAAATGCAGTATCAATATCTACTGTCATTGATTCATGTTTTGCATTACCAAAGATTACACTTAATATCATGTAGTCAATTTTCTTACACCATTTAGCTAAAGGGTGTGTACCTTTTTCTATCATGTAATTAAATAACATCATGTAGTGATTCAGTTGTGCATGATATTGCTCTGCAATAGAATAAATATCACGCCTGTCATGTGTGTGTTTGCACTCAACAGGTATGCCGTCTTTTGTAATAGCGTCAAGCTGACCTGTCATAAATTCATGTTGAGGTAAATCAATTGATTGTTTGTATGTAACTCCTAAATCATGTGCCATAAAATCTAGGTTTAGTTTTTCTGTAGCGATACCAATCTGTACCGGTACAACCCATGACAAATCTTCAGGTTCAGCTATGCCACGTTTGATTCTGTTTAAATCAAGCCAGTCGCCATTATAAATTTTGTTAGCGTCTGACCCACCTATGCCTTTTGTTCTATCCATTGTTATACTCCTTTAAATATTTATTTTCTGGAAACCCATTGACCAGATGATTTTCATATGTGCAGAAAATCTGCAATTTAGATATGTACCATGAGCTATGTTGTTTGTGTATTGGTTCACACTTTTGCACAAACTCACTTGGTATAGGTAACCTTGCATATTTATAATTAGCTACAACATCTCTCATAACATCAGACATAATAAAGTTTGGATATTTATTTAAGACTTCAAAGTACATATGCAATCCTAAATCTGTAGGTATCTTTACTTGAAATGTCTCAGCGACAGTTTGTAAACACAAAGCAATATGTCCGTCTGATTTATCAGTCAGTAGTTTCTTCATTTCATGAAACACTTTTGATATGTTTGTGTTGTATTCTAATTTTATTATGCTTCTCTTTTGTATTTGTTTTTCCATTTCTCTGGTCAATGATTCCAGACATACGGTTTCTTTGTTCCGAAACAGTTTCGGTATTGATTCTATTATTTCTTTCTCTATTCCACTTTGCATTCTGTCTGCACCACGCTCTGAATTTGACATTCCAGTTAGCGTAAGCTCCTCCAGTTGAGAGGTAATAGTCTTTAAATTGTTCGACTTCATGTTCAATCTCTATCTCCTGTCCGAATCGATCTTCGCACTCTTGTTTTATTCTGTCGGTTGGTTGCCAATCTTCCGTCATAGTTACTCTATCAATTTTCATAGTTGCTCCAGATGAACACCCACGTATGTCAGTACATGGGTATATAACATCTCGTTATTTCTATACACCCTGTATAGAATTCATTAAGGATAGATAAGATATCGGTACTGCAGTTCGCCTATCATACCTATCCCTTGTCTAAGAACATAGCCATATAAACTTAGACAATTCATTAAGGATAGACAGGTAACCCTAGATACGACGTCACTCTGCCTTTGGCGATACTCATCTATCCCATACACGCTGAGTAATGGTACCTTACTTCTCAGACTTACAGTTCATATGTTCTATATACCTCTACGTAGTTTTCATAAACTTCTATATCAGCAGTAAAGTCATAGCCGTCAGCAAGACTATTCCGTGTCTCGAAAAATTTAGGTTTGTTTCTGTACTGCATATACATTCTACCATAGTACGCCTTGTAGTTGTTGTTTAATTTGAATATATCTCCAACAGTATCTTCATCTCTATGCCACCTGATGATACTCAAAATATCCTCAATAGAATATCTGTTACGTTTCTTAGCAGATTCATCAGCGTACCTAACAATCAAAGCAAATACTTTTAGATTGTTCTTATGAAAATTAGAAAAATCATTTGGTTTAATCTCGCGATCTATTTGTTTATTTTCCATTTCATCTATCAACATGTCTTTAAGTCTTCCCATTTATATTCTCCTCATAGTGTCGTTCTAATAAATAACCTGTCACATTCATAGCTTCAGATATTTTTTTTCTTACTGTCTCTGGTTTATTGCTATCAATCCATTTAGATACAACATACAAAGTATGTGGGTCTAACGAACCGTACTCTTCTATCTCATGTTTTCTCATAGTCACTCCTATATTAATAATAAATCTTGTTGTCCAGATGTTTCTGCTTTGCCATGATTTTTATGCCATGGGTTATAAGCTGGCAATCTTTCTTTCATAACCTCTATGTTATGAATAGATAATTTCTTAATCATGTATCCGTGCATGTACTCTAAACGCTCTGGCAATTCCAACGGTATAGATGTCATAATACTACTATGATATCCAGTCTCGCTTATGTCGATAATCGGAATAAGGTTATTGATATCCCGACTATCTTCATGAGGATTTGTAGAATGAAATGCAGTCCATAAAAAATAACATTCTTCTTTTCTGAATTCTTCATACCCTTTACTACCAAATTCAATGCTGTCTTTTGGGTGTCCAGATTTACCACAATAATATCTAACGTCGCCCTCATAACATTTGTCAAACCTATAAGTCTGCCAAACTTTTTGTCCTCGATATATTTCTAAGAACGTACCCTCTAAATATTTCTTAATCATTCTCGTCACCTCTAAGTTTAATGTCTAATGCAAATTCGTCACCTCTATCTAGTGTGTTAGTTTCTGGATTAAAATACCTAACAGTTGTATATCCAGTCTTGACTGAATCGCATGTGATTTTATATTTTCCTTTGTCCAGAGCATGTACTCTAAAATCTTTTAACCTTTGTCCAAAGAATCGCATAGTTGCCTTGCTGAAATAATAAGGCGATGAATCTATTGTTAATCTTTTTATTTCGTATATCGTCGGTCTTCTCATTTTGTTTACCTCAAAAATATATTAAGAATGTTATTGTCAAAGCTATCAACAAACCCATAACCCAAACCATTACAAACTCACGCTCGCCAATTGACCAGAGGGTATAGATATAGATAGCTAGCCCAGTAACTAAGGCACAAAAACAAAATGCACCTAAGCCAATATACATACACACAATTTCGTTAGTCATTTCTATCTCTTCCCAACGTTCATGAATCTACTGACAAATCCTAAAACATCTGGAATGTTTTTTGTGTCTGTCATAATTCCACCGTCAATAAATTTGCCGTCTAGATATACGTCAAATCTCTGTGTGTCAGATGATTTAGTATTTTCACGTATTACAATTTCAATTATAGTTTCGTCATCTATATATTCTTTCATGTCTTTCTCCTGTCGCGATCGCGGGGAACTTTGTTCCTCGCGTCCGCGACTTTTTTTTAGTGTAAATTATACGGTGGTATGTTTGCTTCTTGCATTGCAAAGCTTGGCACTAATGCTTCATCATTGCCCAATTCAACTTCAACAAATTGACCAGATGAAATTCTTTCATGAATTTCTTTTGTAGTCATTTGAAGCCATTGGTTTCTATGCTTCGATGTTGTCGTTGAATTTTCCCAAAGCTTTGCACCTCTGAATATTGAACTATTCAATATCACTACATTGCTTTCACTATTCCAGACACCGATAATTCGGTTGTATGATAATAGCGTCTGATTCTCGTTAAATGTCACGATGTGACTATTTAAACCGATTCGCTCAACGCTTACGTTTGGTAACTTTTCCATATTATATTCCTCATATTATTTTATTAGATATCTGGACACATCTGCCCAGATACCATAATTTATTATACTACAACTTGTACTATAATACACAGATATCTGGACTAAATTAATAATCCAGATATCAAGTTATATTTAAGCTAAAGCTACATCTTTATAATTACGAACTGAACCATAAACAGGACGCTTCATCTGGACTTTTTCTTTAAGTCTAGGTGCTGTCCAAGTATCGCCAGTCATTTCTTTATAAGCATTTCCTAATCTTTGAATTGTCTGTTCATGATTAGTAATTGATAGCTTGTAGTATTGAGAGCGTTCATCCAACATCTGGATTAAATCGTTATCTCTATCTACTTTCTCTTTAGCATTTTCTTCTTTCAAGTCAGCCAATACATTAGATTGAGCTTTCTCGATTTTAAGTTTTGCAAAGTAGAATGTCCTAGCTTGTCCGTCTATGAAGTATTTCATAGGGTTATTCTCTGGCTTGGATGAACTTGGTGGAAGTATCATCTCAGCATTAGAAATATGTGTACTTAGTATTTTATCTACTGTTTTATTAATGTTTGTCATTATTATTTTCCTGCCAGATCGCTGGCGTTTTGTTAAGTGAGACCGAAATACGAACAAAGTCAGAGCCGTGGCAAGTTTAGGCTCGGTCGGTTTGGAGGAACTTGACACGGCTGAACTTATGTTTGTACGGTTCTCTAACTTAACGGGACGCACAGCGACTGGCATAATCATCTGGACAAAATTAATAAGACAGTAGAGAGTGTGGCAATACAAAAGCATGGATATGCTTGTATAGACTATCGCACTTCGTTTGATTCCACGAAATTCGCTGACGCTAGAATTTCTGCGGTGGACTAATAAAAACGAATAGAATAATATATTGAACATGAAGACAGTTACAAGAGAGATTACACCTAGAGCAAAGAAGTTAGTGGATATACTAGTATCACAAGGTTGCAGTATTACGGAAGCTTCTAAACTGGCTGGATATAAGGGAAACTCTGCAAGGGTAACAGCTCATAAAATGCTACAGAATCCAAAGGTACAGGAATATTATCTGGTACAGCTGAGACGGAAGATAGCATTGGGTGGGACTAAGGCACTGCATAAGATAGAATCACTTAGTGCGAATGCTAGAAGTGAATACGTACAGCTAGAAGCAAGTAAAGATATATTGGATAGAGCAGGATTCAAAGCACCAGACAAACATCAACATCTGGTTGCTGGGGAACTGTCTATCAATATCGACCTGTCTTAGAATTAGCGTACTGCGTACACTCATTTATACTCGGGGTTATGTCCCCTCGCTTCCCTATAGCATGTGCTTCGCACATTAGTATGACACGGACTGGTTTCAGACCGCACCTAGTCATGAGAATAATAGTACTGTCTATGGCTTGTGGGACTAGGGGGGTCTTAAAAACCAGCCGTGACTGTTAGTATAACCACCTCTACACACAATATTTCCTTTCAAGGTTCGTTATGATATATTTGGTCTATGGCTAAACTATGTGCAAAGGGCAAAGCTGCTGCGAAAAGGAAGTTCAAAGTATATCCGTCTGCTTATGCGAATATGTATGCAGCTGGTATTTGCTCTGGTAGAATCAAACCGAAAGGTAAAAAGAGTGGCAAAAAAAGGTCTTAAACAATGGGTAAAAGACAAGTGGGTTGACATTGCTAACCCTCGTTCTGATGGTTCATTTCCACCTTGTGGCAGGTCAAAGGGTGAGAAAAGATCAAAGTATCCAAAATGCGTGCCTTTAGCTAAAGCTAGAAGCATGTCAGCTTCCAAGCGCAGAGGTGCTGTAAAGCGTAAACAAGCCAAATCCAACAAGGGACCTAAACCCTCATATGCTAGAACATGATTGAAAGAGCAGGTGAAAAATTTTCTGGCTACAATAAGCCAAAACGTTCCAGAACCAAAACTAAAAAATTTGCTGTGCTTGCCAAGGTAGGCAGTAAGATTAGATTGATTAGGTTTGGTGACGCTAATATGACAATTAAAAAAGATCAACCAGCACGTAGGAAATCATTTAGAGCAAGGCATAAGTGTGCTACTGCTAAAGATAAACTAACAGCAAGATATTGGAGTTGTAAAAAATGGTAGACATCAAAAGAATAAACAGAAAGATAAAACAACAAGAAATGGATAAGAGGATTGAGAAGTACAAAGAAGACCTTAAAAAGAAGAAACAACAGTCATCTAGTACCAATACTCATGATTCAAAATAAACAGCGATTTTACCCTATTTAAGGGCTTTATATGAGATGTTAAGAATTCAACGACAAGTAGCAGTTAAACGGAGGAGAGATGAGCTTAGAAAAGAACAAGAAAAGAGCAAAAGCAATAGAAAAAAATCTAGCAAAAGAAAAGCGTGAGTACAGAAACACCAGAATGAAACAATGTTTGGAGGTTAAAATGCTCAAAGGACATTCACTAGAACAAGCTACCAAGCTATGTTCAGGACTAATTGATAGCTAATGGCTTATCATTCCATAGAAAAATTAAGAAAATACAACCATGGTGCTTTAAAAAAATTGCGAATTGCAGTTAAATTAACTCATATGAAAGACCTACCTAAAGAGGGATTGACAGATAGAGAGTGTGATAGGGTATTAGAAGCTTTGAATCCAGTTACACTAGAGAAGCTTTATAAACTAGCAGTAGACCATGACATCGTTAACCTATAAGCCAGACGGCGACGTAATCAAACAATTCATGAAAGACACGTCTTTTTTTCGTGGGCTTCGTGGACCAGTAGGTAGTGGTAAATCAGTCTCTTGTTGTGTTGAAATATTGAGACGTGCCTTAGAACAAAAGCCATCGGAAGATGGAATCAAAAGATCAAGATGGGCTGTGATAAGAAATACCAACCCACAATTGAAGACAACTACAATAAAAACGTGGCTTGATTGGTTTCCTGAAGAAACGTGGGGCAAGTTTACATGGTCAGTACCCTATACCCATAAAATAAAAAAAGGCGATTTGGAATTGGAAGTTATCTTTTTAGCCCTTGATAGACCAGAAGATGTGAAGAAACTACTATCATTGGAGTTAACAGGTGTATGGATTAATGAAGCAAGAGAAATACCTAAGTCAATTGTTGACGCATGTACCATGAGGGTTGGAAGATATCCTAGTATGCGTGACGGTGGTCCTACATGGTATGGCGTTATATGTGATACCAACCCACCAGATACAGACCATTGGTGGTCAATCCTTGCAGGTGAAACTGTTATCCCAGATTATATAACCAAGCAAGAAGCTAAGATGTTAGTGAAGCCTGATAACTGGAGGTTTTTTAATCAACCCCCAGCTATGTTAGAGCAGTACGATGATAGAGGTGAATTGAACACCTATAACGACAATACTAACAAAGAAAATGGAAAGAATCTAACTAAGAATTATTATGAAAATATTATACGTGGTAAGACCAAATCATGGATTGATGTCTATGTTTTAAACAAATTAGGTCAAGTAGAAGATGGGAAACCTGTATATGAAATGTTTAATAGAGATGTGCATGTAGCTAAAAGCGATATAGCTATAGTGCCACAAGCTCCAGTTTACGTAGGCATAGACTTTGGATTAACCCCAGCGTGTGTCTTTGGGCAGAAACTTAGAGGTAGATGGCTTATCATTGATGAGCTTGTAGCAGAAGATATGGGTATATTACGTTTCAGCGATCTAATGAAACAAAAAATGGCAGAGTATTTACCTAGAGATTTTACAATATTTGGCGACCCAGCAGGTGACCATAGGGCGCAGACAGACGAATCTACGCCATTTCAGATACTAAAAGGCAGAGGAATTATGGCAAGACCAACTCATTCCAACGATGTTTCGTTGCGTTTGGAAAGTGTCAATGCTACATTACAGAGAATGATTGATGGCGAAAGTGGTTTATTAATAGACCCTAAGTGCGTTAACATTATAAAAGGTTTTGATGGAGGTTATCATTACAGACGTATGCAAGTATCAGGAGAAAGATACGATGAAAAACCTAACAAGAATAGGTTTTCGCATATACATGACGCATTACAGTACATGTTGCTAGGTGCTGGAGAGGGAAGAAGTTTGACAGTAGGTCAATCTAATTCAAGACCAGTAGTAGCTAAAAGAAACTTTAATGTGTTTGATTTGAAATCAAAATCAATTTATGAAAGGAGAAAATAAAAATGTGTGGAAATCCATTTAGTAGCCCAAGTATTCCTGCACCACCCCCTCCTCCTCCCGAGGATGAGAGTGCAAGAGAAGCTCGTAAAAGAATGCGAGAAGACGAGCAGAAAGAAACGGCTGAGAAAAAACGTGATGATTTAGAAAATAGAATCGCCGCTTTGTATGGGACAACAGGCAGAAGATCGCTCTTAACTGGTAGAACAGGGGGACAGGGTTTTAAAGTTGGCTCTGAACTTATGAGTAATCGTACACTAGGAGCATAATTTGGCTGTAATAGACACTTACGCTCCTAGTATTAGCCAACATGATAGTCCTGTTAATGCTTTATTGAAGCGTTATGAATCTGCAAAAGCAGTAAAAGACCAATGGAAAGGCACGTTTGAAGAGTGCTATGAGTTTGCTTTACCACAAAAAGAATCATTTTATGATGAAACACAGGGTAGAAGACGCACAGATAGAATCTTTGATGAGACAGCAGTCGTTGGAATCCAAGAGTTTGCTTCAAGATTACAGTCAGGAATCGTACCAAACTTCAGTAGATGGGCAGAATTCAGGGCTGGTAATGAAATTCCAAAGGAAGATAAAAAAGAAGTAGACCTGTTACTAGACGAAGTAACTGAATATGTATTTGAGTTATTGCAAAACTCTAACTTTTCACAAGAAGTACATGAATCATTTTTAGATATAGCATTAGGCACAGCAGTGCTTTTAGTAGAAGAGGGAGACGCAGTTAACCCTATAGTTTTCAAAAGTATTCCATTACCACAGGTTTATTTGTCATCTGGATATGATGATAAGGTCGATCATGTGTTTAGAGAAAGACAAATTAGAGCAAAAGACATGTTGATTGCTTACCCAGATGGGGAACTTAGCGACGATATGAAGCGTGATATGATAGAAAATCCTGAAAAAATGTGTGAAATCATAGAGGTTGTATACAAAAATCATGCCAATACAAAGGATGATGAGTACCATTATTGTGCTATTTCACCAGAACATGAGCATAAAATATACGAAGAAGTCTATAAAGGGCTAGGTGCTAACCCATTTATTGTATACAGATGGTCTAAAAGTAGCGGAGAAACCTATGGTCGTGGACCATTGATGAACGCTTTACCTGCTATTAAGACTGCAAACCTACTTATTGAAATGGTTTTAGAAAATGCACAGATGTCTATATCTGGCATGTATCAAGTTGAAGACGATGGCGTAGTTAACGTAGATAACATCTCATTGATTCCGGGAACAATAATTCCTAAAGCTGCTGGGTCATCTGGACTACAGCCAATACCACAAGCTGGAAACTTTAATGTTAGTGATTTAGTTTTAAAAGACCAAAGAAACAATATTAAGAAAGCTTTATATAATGATATGTTGGGAATGCCTAATCAGTCTACACCAATGTCTGCAACAGAAGTAGCAGAAAGACAAGCTGATTTATCACGTCAAATTGGTGCAGCATTCGGAAGATTACAAGCAGAATTAGTAACACCAGTATTACAAAGAGTAGTTTATATCCTTAAAAAACAAGGAAGAATTAAAATACCTAAAGTAAACGGCAGAGAAATAAAAGTCACTTCATCAAGCCCACTAGCACAGGCACAATACCAACAAGATGTAGCTACAGTAGACAGATTTTTAGCAATGATACAAGGCAGAGTAGGTCCAGAACTTACAAATTTGATAGTAGATCAAATGAAAGTAGCTAAGTATGTAGCTAAAAAACTAGGGGTGCCAGAAGAATTGGTGCGTTCTGAAGAGGAAATGCAAGCCGCAGCTCAACAAATGCAACAAATGATGGCTCAACAACAGCAATCAACTGAACCACAAGGAGAATAATTATGCCAATGGGTAAAGGAACTTATGGAAGTAAGGTTGGTCGTCCACCAATGAAAAAGAAAAAGGACAGCATGAAGAAGAAAAAAAAGAAAAAGTGAGGTCTTTATGACAGAGAACAAGCCCAATAAACTTATTGGATTAGATGGTATGACCAGAGAATCTAAAGATGAGGAGAACTTAAATACTTTGTGTTTTGGTGTATTCAACACCGTATCAGGAAAAGAAATCTTAAAGTACTTGAAATCCTTAACGTTAGACGCAGTAGCTGGTCCAGAAATATCCAATGAACAATTGAGACATTTAGAGGGACAAAGATACATTGTTGGTTTATTACAAAGAAGAATCAACAAAGGTACTAGTCAAAAATTAGTTAAGGAGAATAACAATGGCTGAAGAGCAACAAGCAGTAGAATCTACTGAACAAACAACACAAGAACCCGTACAACAAGAAACAGAAAATGTTTCACGTGAAACATCTGAACCTGAAGTTTTAGCAGATAGACCAGACTTTGTACCAGAAAAATTTTGGAATGAAGAAACTGGTGAAGTTAAACTTCAAGATATATGTCACTCATATAGCAATGCAGAACAGCTTATTTCTGGAAAAGAAGAAGCATGGGAAGAAAGAATTAAGTCTAAAATGGATTTAGAGAGCAAAGAACTTATTCCTGAATCGCCAGATAAGTATGAGCTTCCTGATTTGCTAGAGGGAATCAATGAAGAAATGGTAGAATCTAACCCAATTATGGAAGATTTTAGAAAATATGCTCATGAAAACAAGGTATCACCAGATCAATTTAAAAACTTAGTTAACATGTATTTGGATAAACTTGTCTATCCACAACAAAAAGCTTTTGAAGAAGAATCTAAAAAGCTTGGAGACAATGGACCTGAGCGACTTGACGCTGCAAATTCTTTTGTAACTGCAAACTTTACACCAGAAGAAGCACAGTTAATTCAATATACTTTAGGAACATCTGCATTAGGCGTTGATATTTTAGAAAAAGTACAGAATCTAACGAAGTCAACTAGGGTAATGGCAGACGCAGTAGCAAAACCACAGTCTCCATTAACTCTTGCTAAAGTAAGAGAGAAGATGAAAGACCCTAAATATTTTGACCCCAGACATAAAGACCCAGCTTACATCAAGGAAGTAGATGATGACTTTGCTAGGTTATATGGAGACAGCTAGACTTTATGTCGAACGAGGATTGCCAGATCATTCCTATGAACTGGCACCTCACCTAAAACAATCAGACAAAGAGGAGCTAGCAATTATGGGCAATGACCCATTGACTTCTTTGCTTTCTCCTTTTCGTTATAGATACAGAAAAAATATAAATACGTACACAGTAATGACTGCAGACAAGGAAGTTATTGCTATGTTTGGTGTTATTCCTTTAATGAATGAAACTAAAAAGGGAGCTGTATGGTTTCTTTCTAAGCAATTTACGAGAAAACAATCACTATATTTTGCTAAAAGAAATAAAAAATGGACAGATTACTTCTTATCTGACTATGATTATGTGTTTAATTTCGTACCAATTCATAATATTTCTACAATAAAGTGGTTAAAATGGCAGGGTTTTTTGTTTAAAAGAAATCATTTGCTTGTTAAAGATATTGAAATGTTGTATTTTTATAGGCAGATACAGGGTGTATCTGAAAGAATGCAGCCCATTATTGATGATATCGGTCCAGTATGGACAACCGAAAAAGCAGATAAGGGACAACTGTTAGAACATTAAATGATAATTTTTAAGGAGAGAGTTAAATGGCAACTCAAATTACAAATTCGTTTATTAAGCAGTTTGAATCCGAAGTCCACATGGCTTATCAAAGAATGGGTTCAAAGCTTAAGAATACGGTAAGACAAACATCAAATGTTCAAGGTAACCAAGCAAGATTCCAAAAAGTAGGAACAGGCACAGCGTCTACTAAATCTAGACACGGTGAAGTTCCAACAATGGAGTTAACACATTCTACAGTAGATGTCACATTAAGTGATTTCTATGCTGCGGATATGGTTGACAAACTTGATGAGCTAAAAACAAATATTGACGAAAGACAAATATTAGCTCAATCAGCTGCTTCGGCTCTTGGACGTAAAGTAGACCAGTTAATAATAGATGTATTAGACGCTGGCTCTAACTCAAACAACGTAGTTCATGGTTCAGCGGCATTGACGCTAGCTAAAGCTTTAACAGTATATGAAGCATTTGGCGAAGCAGATATCCCTGATGACGGACAAAGATACTTTGTTGTATCACCTGCTGGTTGGGCTGACCTATTACAAATAGATCAATTCAGCAGAGCAGAATACGTAGGAGAGGGAGACTTACCATATGCTGGTGGAATGACTGCCAAGCGTTGGTTAGGTTTCTTATGGTTTACTCATTCTGGGTTATCCATTTCAAGTACAACTAGGGACTGTCACGCATATCACAACACAGCTGTTGGGATGGCTAGTGGACAGGACATTACTACTGAAATGAACTATTTACCAGAAAAAGTAAGTAATTTAATAACATCATACTTTAGTGCAGGAGCTGTCATGATTGACAACGATGGTGCTATTGAATGTCAGATAACAGAATAAGGAGGATAACATGGCTTTAGACGCAACAAACTTAAAAAAGGTAGCTGGCGCAGGCGATCAAAATCTCTTTATTTATAAGAGTACTGACGCACCAGCAGTTATTGCTGGCTCAGGTTACTTTAATTCAGTAACTGCTGACTTGAAACAATTTGATATTATCTTAGCTGTAGGTACCACAGGTGGTACTGCAACTGGAGATTTATTATTTGTAACAAGTGCAACGGCAGCGACAACTGTAACGACAACTAACGGAACATAACGTTCTAGGGGCTGGGTTATTTCACTCATATTATTCCCAGCCCCACCCAAACATTATGACAGATAGTAAATTTGATATATGTAACCAAGCCCTAGTTTTAGTAGGAGCAAACACTATCAACTCATTTAGTGAAAATACAACTGAATCCAAAGTCTGCAATCAATTATATAACATGACTTTAGAAACTATGTTGACCAGATGTAGATGGAGATTTTCAACTAAACAACAACAACTATCTAGAAAAACCGATAAACCTTTAGGAAGATTTTCTTCAGCTTATTCGTTGCCATCAGACGCTTTGGTAATGAATACAATAACTGTTTCAGATAATGTTATTCAGTATGATAGATATAACGATCAGATTTTTTGTGACGCTACATCAACTGATGTAGTAATAGCAGATTATACATTTCAACCATCAGAAGCAGACTTTCCACCATATTTTAAATCCGCATTAGTATTTGAATTAGCTTCATTATTTGCTGGAGCTATAGCAAGAAACGATTCATTATCTATTTTGTATCAAAGAAAAGCACAAGGGCAACTATCTATTGCTAAATCACAAGATTCACAAGCACAAACAACAAGACGTGCAGATGTGGACAGGTTTAGAAATAGAAGAAACTCTGGAAGTTTGGGGACTGTAAAAGCTAAAGTATCTTCATAATGGCAACAACAAGAATTCATCAAGCAAATTTTAGTGGAGGAGAAGTAGACCCCAATCTTATTTCACGAAACGATTTAAACGCTTATGGCAAATCATTAGACAAAGCTAGAAACGTAATATGCAGAAACCAAGGGGCAATTGAAAGGAGGGGCGGGACATTTTGGCGAGCCGATTTAGGAGCAGAATCAAGGCTTGAACCTTTCATATTTAGTGGAGAACAAGAATACATACTAGCATTTCAAAACACAGTATTAAAAATTTATTCAACAAATGGAACATTATTACAAACCATTACAAGTTGTCCATGGACTACTGCACAATTAAAAAATATAAATTTGTCTCAACAAGGAGATACATTAATTGCAGTAAATGAAAACTTTGTTCCACAAGTTATAAAAAGAACAGGTGCAACAAGTTTTACTAGAGCAGATTTTGCATTTGAAAGTAGTCTAAATGGAAAAATTATATATCAACCTTACTTTAAGTTTGCTGACAATACAGTTACATTAGACGCAAATTCTTCAAGTGCTGGTTCAGGTGTAACAGTTACATCAAGTGCTACATATTTTACAAACGACTATGTAGGAACAACGTTAAAAATATACGGAACAGAAGCTACAGTTACTGGATATACATCTGGAACACAAGTAACGGTAACGTTAAAAGATGATCTATTTGTTGAGCTAGATGATGACCCATTTGCTACGCAACAAGGTTCTGGAACAGTAAAGGTAACTCATGCAAATCATGGTTTGTCTACAGGTGCTTCAGTAGTAATATCTGGGTCAGAAGATATATTTGATGATGATGGCAATGGTTTAGCTACTGCAAACTTAAATGGCACATTTAGTATAACAGTAGTAGACGACAATCATTATACGTATACAGCTGGTTCAAGTGATACAGCTACAGAATCAGTAGATGGTGGTGGTGTTAGAGTTGTTATAAAAACACATGCACCTACCAGAGACTGGCAAGAACAGGTTATATCTAGTGCAAATGGCTTTCCTAAAACAGTAGCATTTCATGAACAAAGATTGTTTTTTGCTGGTGTTCCATCATTACCAGATGGTATACAAGGAAGTAACGTAGGACAGTTTTTTAAGTTTGATGTAGGAGAAGCAGCTGATTCTGATTCAATACAAATACAAATAGCTTCTGATGAAATTAATGAAATAAGACATATTATATCTGGCAAAGTTTTAGAAATATTAACAAACACAGCAGAGTTTTTTCTTAAACCACAGATAGGAAAACCCCTTACTCCTACCGATTTACAGATAGTTAGACAAAGTTCTTTAGGTTGTCAGCTTCCTGCAAGAGCAAAAATATTTGATGGCTCTACAATTTTTATACAAACAAACGGTAAAACAGTAAGAGAATACACTTTCAATGCTTCTACAGAAGAATTTGCTTCTGCTCCTATTTCGTTATTATCTAGTCATTTAGTATCAAATCCAATAGACGCAGACAGAATAAAATCATTGGCAGATCGAGATGAACAATTATACTTTTTGGTAAATACAGACGGAACATTAGGAGTTTATTCATCACAAAAGATACAAGAATTACAGGGCTGGGTGCAATGGTCTACAACTGGAATCATACAGTCAGTAGCTTGTTCAACAGATTTTGTTTATGTTGCAGTAAAAAGAACTATAAATTCAGCAACCGTTTATTATTTAGAGCAGTTTGCTTCGACATCTTTTGATGTGCCAACAGACATGACGGTTACAAAAACTTTATCAGGTTCTTATCAACCTCATGGCACACCATTAATAAATGGAGCAGTATCTTCTTCTACAACTCTTATTGCAGATGGATTTACAAATGCACCAAATATAGGTGAATCATTTCAATTCGCTGGAACAGGTACTGTTTATACAATAAATTCTGTAACAGCAACAGCAAATAGCGGAGAGTATGTAATAGTTTTAGATCAATCAGTTTCTCAATCAGATGGAGTAGCTTTACAATTTACAACATCAAGAACGTTTTCTGCGTTAAATAGCAATCCAGATATGAGAGGACTAGAAGTACATGGAACATCTGGAAGCACAGAATCAGGTAATATTAATTACTATGGAAAAGGAACAGTTACGTCAGGAGGTGTAGTAGTTTTAGATACCCCAGCTTCTGCTGTAGACATTGGAACGGATTTTACTATGCAAATAAAAACATTGCCTGTTAATGCTAAAGTTACTGCTACTGGCACACAAAATCCTTTAACTGGTAACCCTACAAAAATAGCAAAATGTATACTAGAATTATCGAGTACCTATAACTTAACTGTTAATTCTAATGACATTTTAATAAATGAAACAACTATTGATACATCTTCAACCATTTCTAGTTATACTGGAAAGAAGAATGTATACTTTTTAGGATATGACAATGAGCCTGCTATTGATATTACTCAGTCAGTACCATTGCCATTGAGAATATTGGGGATAACTTCGGAGGTATATTTTTAATGTGTGAACCTACAACATTAACAGCATTAAGTACAATGGCTGGAAACTTTGGGTTTCAACAAACAGCTGCAACATTTGCAACTATGGCTGGCTCATCTACAGCTGTAGCTATAGGTCAAGGAATATCAGCAGTTTCAGGAGTTATAACTTCACCACTAACATCTTTAGGTATGAGTTTATTTAGTGCTGGTCAACAAAGAAATGCTTATGGTCTTCGTGCCAGACAAAATCAATACCAAATAGATCAATACAAAAGAGACGCTCAAAGAAAAAAGCTAGAAACAGATTTAAGAGAAGCTGATAGAAAAAGAGAATACGATAAAAACTATAAAAAGAACTTATCTATTATGGCTTTTTCTAATGTTGATTTATCTAGTGAATCATATAAAGCTTTTTTTTCTACACAAAGAGACCAATATTTAAGAGATGTAGACGCTATTGCATTGAAAGGACTTGATGACATTACAAGTGCAAGAGACTTAGAAAACATAGCTAGAATAGATAAAGAAGCAAATTTAAAGGGTGGCAAAGCAGCAGGACTAACAACAATAGCAAAAGGAATGCTTACATATTCAAGTATTAGTGCTGAAACTCCAGACAGTCAATCATTGAGTAAAAAATTATTAGGTTAATAAATGGCATTAATAGAAGAAAAACAACGTGCGTTGTATGAAAGCAGAATAGGAGTTAGCAGAGGTTCTGCTAAACCTGCTCAGATACAAGACGAAATTGCTACTCAAATAGCAAGTTTAACTAAGACTGTGTCTAAAAATGCTTTTGATAAAGCTGTTGAATCTGGAAAAATAGAAGCAATAGATAGAGCAAACAATTACGAGTTTCAATATGAGACTAAAAATATTGGTGGACAGCAAGTAAAGGTACCAATAAAACACGTTCAAAGAAATGATCTAGGCAAGACAGGAAATATAAAATATTGGGAGTTAATGGATAAAAAAAGAATGAATGAACTTGAAAATGTATCTTCATCAATTGTCCTTACCAATAGAAACAAATCAGAATCAATGGAAGAATCTGTTGCAGATTTTGACAAAAGCACTAGAGCAGACCTATCATTATTTTTTGATAGTCTACCACCAGAAGATAGAGGAAGAGCAAAAATTGTTGCTGAAAATCAAATAACAAATGCAAAATTTTATGTTGATAAAACACATCAAAGAGCAGAAGTTACAAGAAACACTGCTGAATTAGGAAAAGAAATAACGGGTATATTGTTTAGTGCTGATGATGTTTTGTTAAATGAAGACAATCTTTCTTATGATATTTTAAAGCAAGATGTAGAAGACGCTATACGATTTAGAGAGGGAACTATCCCAAACAATAAAATTAAAACAGCAAGAGAAAAAGCGTTAAGTACATTAACTACAAATAAAAATGTAAAAGAATTATTAGGAATTAATTTGGGAGGAATGTTTGACAGAGATAACATTAATAGAAACAACCTAAATATATTAAACAAAATAAAACAAGCTTTTGAAAATAATTTTTCTGATGGATTAAAAATTGGAAATAAAGAAATTACCAGAGAACAATTGGTAGCTTCTTTAGACGGAAACAAAGTAGCTCAATATACTAGGTTAAAAAATTTTTACACAGGACAACATAACGCACTTAATGTTTTAAATACAAGATATCTACATCTTAATACAATGGTAAAAGATTATAAATCAAAGTCAGCTTCTGCTGTACCGTCAAAAGATAGAAATTTAGTTTTAGATGACCCTGAATTTGCGTCAGAATTATTTGAGGAATATTTAGAAGACGAGAGTAGAGTAGGAACCATGGCTGAATATGAAAGGTCTGGAGAAATAATAGACTTTCATCGTTGGACATATACAACTAGAGGAATAAGAGCGTTGCCCTCATCAAAGGTTGCAGAAATAAATGGATATTTAAATGGATATAATGTCGATGGAGTAATAAAACATCTGTCTTTGATATCTGAAATGGCAAACGATCTTGACGCATTTCATACAGATATGGGGTTTGATGACAATGCCAGATACATGATGAATTATATATCTCAAAATGCTGAAATTAACAATGCAAGTGAAAACAATGTTGCAGCAGTTATAGCTCAAGCATTTGAAAAAAGAAAAAGAGATGTGGGAGATACTGAGTTAAGAAAAATATTTAGTGGGAGTATAAACAAAATTCTACAAGATAATCCAAATACTGTTAGCTTAGATAAATCATATAAAACTGCTAATGATTTGTTTAAAGATTTAAATGAATTAGTTGATTCACAAGCTTATGATGTCATAGGTGCTATGGCATATACAGATATTAAAAATATAGTTTTATCAGACATATCTAAAAGTTTAATGGCACCTAACAGACCAACATTAAAAACTTACATAGCAAATGCTATAAACACATTACAAGAAAAAGAATCTTATGGGAAAACATATGCTGGGTTTTCTTTGACTGGATATGAAGAAGTATCTAATCAATTAAACATGGACCAATTGCCACCTACAATAATGAAATACGCACCAGAAAAAGTTTATGGTCCAGCTTTTGCAGATGGTGGATTATTATTAGCAAGAACTGTAAGGGAAGATATTTTAAAAGTAATTGAAGATAGAACTCTTATTGATAGTAGTTTACAAGACTTTGCTTTAAATTTAAAAACAGGAAAAGATGGAAGAATACAAAAAAGTGACTTACCAGTAGACCCAGTTTTAGAAAGTTTATCGGAACCAGCACGAGGGCATTGGGCTAAAAGTAATTACAAACTTTATCCAAACTTAGACAATGATGGAACTGTAAGCTATACATTATTTCACGTAGGAAAAAATAAATACGACCCTATGATTGTTAGAGATTCTTTTGGTGACCCTATTGTATTCGGACCAGAATATTTTAGTGGTGTAGCAAATGCTTTATATGAACAATCAGAACAAGAAGATGAGTAAAAAATATATAAGCCCTATAGAAATAACAAGGACTAGAGAAGAACAATTTAATGAGTTTGACGAGCAAAGAAAAATTGTTCAAGAAGAAATAAAAGAACCAATACAGTTAACTGGTAATGTAAAAAAACCAGTAGGGTCTTATCTTAAAAAATATCAACCAGAAGACAGGACTTTTTGGCAAGATACTGTTGATGAATTTTGGATTAACTGGGTAGGACAGTCTATAGAAAACAATTACATTTATGATAGTAGCTACAGTAGAGAAATAGATTTAAATTTTAATCCATACCAAAATAATTATTTAGAGGGCTATGAAGATTATGAAGATCAATTTCTTAATGCTAGAAACCAAGAAGAAGCTGATAACATTAAAGCAAGAATAGATAGAAACCTTTATAGAAAAGAAAGGTTGTCAAGGTCAGATAGGGTTATGGGTCCAGCTTTAGTTGGTAATTTATTAAATCCAGAAAATTTTGTACCACTAGGTTTATTTGGCGCTGGTGTAAAATTTGGTAGTAGATTTTATAAAGGTGGAGCAATATCATCTTTATCTGTAGGTGCTACAGAACCTATAAGAAGACACTTTGACCCAACAGCTACTGACGATGAAACCATAATGTATGTAGGAAGTTCTTTTCTTTTTGGTGGATTATTTAATGGATTTTTAGGAAGAAGAGGATTAGAAAAATCTATAAAAAAAGAAATTGTAGATGACAAAGGTGGTGAAAACGGAATAATAAATAACATTGCAAAAGGCACCAAAGAAACAAATGGTGAAAAAATCTTTGACGGCGAACTTATTAACATACAAAAAGAATATCCAGATGTAAAAATAATAAGAGTACAAGAGGGAGAAACAAAAACATTTCAAGATATGAATGGAAAACATATTCCAGAAAGCGACGCAATTAATATTTCTAAAAAAAATACTAACTGGATAGAAAAACCTGTGACAAAAAAAATAAACATAGACAGAACCACAGATGTATATTCTGTTCAAGGACTACCAAGAAAAGCACCAATTAGAATTGTGCAAGATGGAGATGAGACCAAAGCAATAGTTAATACAGAGTATATACAAAGAATGTTTGATTCTAAAAAACATATAGCTGGTAACTTAGACAGTCAAACACCAGCAACAATGCCAAAAGAAATAGCAGATAAATTTAAAAACTCAGACCAACTTACAGAGTTTTATATTAAAAAAGAAATAAACAGAGAAACGGCTTTTAGAGATAGAAATACTGGCGAATCTGTAGCTGAGTATGAACAAGCTTTAAACTACGATACATACAACAAAGCATTAAAAAACAAAACTGGAGACTACAGAACTGATTATGGAGATGTACCTGTATTATCTTTTATGTTGAAGCAAATTGATAAATTTTATGACCAAGGAAAAGTGTCAAATGCACTAAGAGGAATTGATGATGAATCAGCAAACACGCTAGCTAAAGCAATGTTAGAAATAAATGGAGACAGTTCTATTGTTACGAGGGCTCAAAAAGAGGGTATAGTTTTAAATTCATCTGTTCACACAAGGTCAATGAATAGGTGGGGAAAAACTTTAGATGAGTTTCAAAAAGAATTTGATGACGCTTTTGTTTCTTTTGCGAAAGGAGATGATAACAGATTGCTTGGAACTGTAGGTAATATAGATTTAGAATCTGCAAGACTTAAACTTGGCTACAATTTAAAAGGAATAGTAGACCCAAGCCAAGAACCTGTTCATATTTATTCAGAATTTAGTCGCAAAGTGTTTCAAGCTATATCAGATCAAGATATATATAAATCATTAACTGACAAAAATCTTATTAGGGCAGTCGATATATCAAGAAAGTTTTTCGATAAATTTGAAAAAGAAGCTACAAGATTAGGAATGTTTGTAAGTCAAAGAAATCTAGGAAACAAAATTGATTTTTATGATGGCATTATAAAACAACTAGATAAAAATATTAAAAGTAAAAATTTTACTCCAGAAGCTAAAGCAAGATTTGAAGAGTTAAAAACTAGAACAAATGCACAGTTAGGAAAAGCAAAATCACAAAAACAAGATATGGATGATGGTTTAATAAATCCATTAACCGATGAATTTAAACAAACATACGTTGCAAGGTATTATAGTTTTGACAAAATTAGTAAAAATTTAGAGGGTTTTAAAACCAAGATAAGAACTCATATAACAAATAATGCTGGTTTATATGCTGGTAGATTGCAAAAAAGAAACGGTAATGTAGATGAATTAGTAGATGATATTACTGAAAACATATTACAGCAATCAGCTAGAAATGACGCTGATGGATTAATGGCTTTTGGGAGAACGGGTGGTGCTTATAAATCAGGTGCAAGACCATTGATGGAAAGATCGCTAAGAATTGAAAGCAAAGAAATAGAAGAATTTTTAGAAACTGATTTAACTCAAATAACAAGAATGTATGCAAACAGAATGGGAATGGCTATTGAAATGCAAAGAAGTTTTGGGGACAGGCATTTGGATGACTTTTTAATTAAGACAGAATTAGAAATATTATCAAAAGGTAATATAAAAACTAAAAAACAAATTACAGCAATGAATAAAGGGTTGGGTGCTATAAATGGTGCTAAAGAAAAAATGTATGGAACATATAACAATAAGGATATTACAGCTATAGATAAAGTATTAGGACAGTTTGCTCGTAATTTAACATCGTTTAATACTATGGGTAAGGTTCTTTACACAGCATATGCAGACGCTGGAAGACCAATTATGGTTAATGGAATGTCTAGAGCGTTTCCAGAGTTTTTTGGCACAATGATAAATAACAAACAAGCATATATTAAAATGGCAAAAGACCATGACTTTCTTTACCATGCACATGAGTTAGCAAATAACATGGGTGCTATGGAAAGGTACACTACAGGAATTGGACCAGTAGGTTCTAACCTTTTACAAAGGTCGCAAGGTGCTTGGTACTGGGCTAATGGTCTTACGCCATGGACTTTGTTAATGAAAAGATGGACTGGGATTATATCTCAGAAAAGGTTTATAGAAGATATTATAAAAGTATCAAATGGAACTGCTACTAAAGACGAAATATTTAGATTAAATTCATATAACATCAGTTTAGATGACGCTAAATTAATAGCTAAAATGCCGTGGCAAAAAGAAAAAACTGGGTTAATACTTGCAAACACAAAAGCATGGGGCAGTAAAAAGTACGGAAATCATGCAATACAAAAATTTAGAGCAGCCGTTCAAATGGATATAGAAAGAACAATTATTACTCCTAGCCCTGCAGATAAAATAAATATGATGTTTGGTGTTGTTGATATACCGTCAGAATCATTTAGAAAAATTGTAGCTGGTAATGAGCTTTTGCAAAAATTTGGATTTCAAGAACACGCCTATGGTGTTAAATTCCAAAATGCTTTTATGTCTCTGCCATTTCAATTTATGAGTTGGATGGTAGCTTCCAATAGAAAATTATTAATGGCTGGTGTAACAGGTAGAGACTTTTATCTAATGCAAGGCGCAATGGCTATGATTGCTTTTGGTGCTTATGGCGATTATTTAAAAGCTCCTGAAATGTGGTTTAGAAAATCACATCAAGAAAAGTTTTTATCTGGAGTAGAACGATCTGGTGTATTAGGAATATTTAGTGACGTTCCGGGCATGATTGAAAATGCAACAGATAATCAATATGGATTAAGACCAATGTTAGGAATGCCAGACCCATTTGACCCAGACAACAATAGAGCAAGACCTCATGACAAATATAGAGTATTGATGGGACCTGCTGGTAGCAAATTTTACGATTTATATGACGCTATGACATCAGACGAATTGGGACCAAGAGACACAAAAAAGGCTGTAAGAGACTTATTACCTACACAAAACTTGCTTTGGTGGGATGATAAGTTTAAATCCATTTACAATTGGTCTACAGACTATTAAGATAAGAGGTAATTATGACTATATTAACGGCTAAAAATACGCCTAGAGTAACCTACACAGCTTCTGGTAGCCAGACTGCTTTTACTATCCCTTTTGAGTTTTTTAGTACATCTGATATAAAGGTATACAATGGAACAACTTTACTTACTTATGAAGCAACTCCGAGTGCTGCTAACAAGTACAGCATTTCAGGAACAGCTAGTGCTAGCGATAGTGCTTATGAGTTTGGGGCTGGGGGTATTGTTACTTTGGGTGGCAGTGGAGCTACTGCTGGGAACATTATTACTATTATTAGAGATATTTCGATAGAACGCTCTACAGATTTTCCAACAACTGGCTCATTTGACATAACCTCACTTAACACAGATTTAGATAAAATATATGCAAAACTAGCTGATATCGATACACATACAGATAGATCAGTTAAATTAGCTGATACTGATAGCATAGTAGCTGACGTTACATTGCCAGCAAAAGCAACTAGAGCGTCTAAAGTTTTATTTTTTGACGCTAATGGCGTACCAGAAACAACTTTATCTTCTACTAATTTAACGACACTAGGTGAAAAAACAACAGAAATAACAACTGTTGCTAACAGCATAGCCAACGTAAATACAACAGCTACGAATATTGGAGCTGTAAATACTGTTGCTTCTGACCTTGCAACTGTTGCTGCAAT